GACTACATCTACACTGGCCACACAGGTTGGCGGCAACCACTACAAGGACATGGGCATCCAGCCATGGCAGGCCATGGAAGCATGGCTCACACCAGACGAGTACCGTGGGTACCACAAGGGCGTGGCCATCGCCTACCTCGCACGAGAGCGGGACAAAGGCGGCCTAGAGGATATCAAGAAAGCTGTTCACCACCTGCAACGCCTTGTGGAGATGGCAGATGTCTGATGACCCGCAAGAGCGTGTTGGCCGCGGGCAATGGTTCAGCCACGACGGGCCGATTTGGATTGATACGTTGGGCGATGAATATCTGCTCAACTGCTACAAGACATGCTTGCGGCACGACAACCCGAAGGCGGAAGAACTGCTGGAGGAGATCAAGAACAGAAACATGGAATGGAGATTAGAGACATGACTGGATACCAACAAACATTTGGCCCTGTGGTCATTGAGTGGGACGACGAGCCGGGAAAGCTGGTGGCCAAGTGCCAAAGCGGACGGTTCGACTGCAAGGGGCGCATCAACAACGTCTGCGTTTGGAACAAGGGCAAGGACGGCAAAGGGCGTCAGCTGCCTGCTGACATGATGACGCCGGACTGGTGCCAGTACAAGGCTGGCGCGTTGGACGATGCAGAGGGGATGCGTGGATGACCAAATGGAAACTACCCGAGGGCCGAGCGCCCATGACTGACGCACCGGAACGGATGGGACAGCCCAGATTGGAAAGACGAAAAGCACACGGCAGATTATATCAATGTATTGCGCCGCGCCCTGAACACCCCCGAAACCCGCGCCGCGATACTGGCGGACGCTATTAAAAGCAGCATATTGAAAGGACAGACCGATGACACCTAATCAGATTAAAGAAGCCCTTAAAAAACATGCCGATTGGCTGCGTGGTAAGGAAGGTGGAGCGAGAGCCTACCTTGAGGGAGCCAACCTTCGGGGAGCCTACCTTTGGGGAGCCAACCTTCGGGGAGCCAACCTTGATGGAGCCTACCTTGAGGGAGCCAACCTTGAGGGAGCCAACCTTCGGGGAGCCTACCTTCGGGGAGCCAACCTTCGGGGAGCCTACCTTCGGGGAGCCTACCTTCGGGGAGCCTACCTTTGGGGAGCCTACCTTTGGGGAGCCAACCTTACTTGCTTTGGAAACATGAAAGAAATCCGAACCATGCAAGTAGACACATGGGAAATTGGCTACACGGCAGACACACTACAGGTCGGCTGCCAGCGTCACCCTATTGACAAGTGGCGCAAGTGGGACACCGTAGCTGGTCGCAAGTGGATTGAACAGATGGACAGCAAAGCACTGGAATGGGCAGATCGCAACTTGGGTTTGGTCTTGCAGATCATCGACGCCAACCCTGCCACACCGACAGGACATGAGAAGGAAGGGGAGACAACATGACATCACTATACATAATCATCTTCGCAATCGGCAGCATGGAAGTCGGTCACATCACAGGCAAAACGTCAGCAGTCTGCGACCAGATGCCTGCGATGGTCGAGACCCTAGAAGAACTATGGGGTCAGCCTGTCGACGCATACTGCCGCGATACAGGCATCCCGTTCCTGCGTCCGGTGGCACGGCCATGACTGAAAAAGAAATCAACATCGTCGCAATCATGCGGCGGGCAGGCAACAGCAACCGCGAAATCGCGCAGACGCTGGGTCTCACATACGATCAGGTCGGGAGCGCCGTGTTCAAAGCGCGACAGCGCAACTGGCTACCACCCAAGCCCAAGGCAAACCCACGTCAGGCCGTGCTTGATCTGGTCAAGGGCAACGGTCTCAGGCAGGGGCGCATCAGCGACATGATGATGGCGCTGTCAAAAGAGGAGAAGGTCTGGCTGATCGGCGAAACCCAGCGCGACGGATACGAGACCATCGCGGAGTGGCTGACGGACGTAGTGCGGGAAAAGCACGACAAGGAAAATGAACTTGACTAAGTGGACATTGCCCGAGGGCCGAGAACCGATAACCGATGACGAGCTGGTCGCGCTGACACGACGCATGGTCGGATCATCCATCGACTACAAGGAGCGATACGAGGCAGAGAAAGAGCGCGCCGAAATACTAGAAGAACTACTCATGGACGTCGTAGCGGACCTGCGTGACGGGGTACCTGATTACAAGATAGACTATCGAATTGGCAAAGTAATTCTAAGGATGGATCAATGAAAACTGGAAACATATTCTGCGTCTTTGTCACAGAGTCAGGCTCTGCGTTCGGCGCCTGTACCGACGATGGCACACAAGTCTACATCCCACCTACAGTGGCACGGTCTGCCAACCTTGCGGTTGGGGAAGCAGTGGTTGCGGACATGATCCCTAACTCACACCAGCCGGAGCGTACTCCATGGTTTGCCACGCATATCGTAAGAGCAGTGGACTCTGACTTAGACAGCACGGTATACAAAGTTGTCACCACTGCACCGGCGTACGTGACAACAGCAGAGGTCGCAGCAGAGGCCGACATAACCACCAGTGCAGCAAACGCTACACTCAACAGGCTGTTCAAAGTAGGGCGTATCGCCAAGGCAGATGTGTTCGGTAGGTACGGCCAGACACGCGCGTCCTTCTGCCTATGGGCGGCGAACGCCAGCAGTTTCACAGCAACCGAGGAGTAGCACGTGGACATTATCACCATCGACTTCGAGACCTATTACGACAGCGACTACAGCCTGTCTAAGCTGACGACCGAGGCGTACATCCGTGACCCCCGCTTCGAGATCATCGGTGTAGGGATCAAGGTCAATGATACTGAGACTGACTGGTACTCCGGCGCTGACGCGTCGGGGTTCCTCAACGCCGTCGACTACACCAACGCAGCGATCCTGTGCCACAACACAGCCTTCGACGGGGCGATCCTGTCTTGGCACTGTGGTATCAAACCCAAGCTGTGGCTCGACACGCTGAGCATGGCGCGGCCCCTGCACTCCATGACTGTGGGCGGCAGCCTCAAGGCGCTGGCTACCTACTACAAGCTGGGTGCAAAGGGCGACGAGGTCGTGCGGGCATTGGGTATGCGGCGCAAAGACTTCACGCCAGAGCAGATGCGGTCCTATGCAGACTACTGCGTGCAAGACGTTGAGCTTACGTACAAGCTGTTCAAGAAGCTGATGCGCCAGTTCCCCAAGGAGGAGCTGCTGGTCATCGACCAGACCATTCGGATGTACACTGAGCCTCAGCTGGAGCTGGACACGGACGTGCTGGAACACCACCTCGCTGCTATCCACGAGCGCAAGGCCAAGCTGCTAGAGAAACTGGGCGGCGAGGAGCGGGCCAAGAAGTTCCTCATGTCCAACCCGAAGTTCGCCAGCCTGCTGCAAGCGATGGGCGTACAGCCACCCATGAAGGTCAGCCCCACCACTGGCAAGCAGACCTTTGCCTTTGCCAAGAACGACACAGAGTTCACGGCATTGCTCGAACACCCCAAGGCATCGGTGCGCACCATTGTCGAAGCACGGCTGGGTACCAAGAGCACCATCGAGGAGACCCGTACCCAACGGTTCCTTGGGGTGGCAGAGCGGGGCCGCATCCCCATCATGCTCAACTACTACGGCGCTCACACTGGACGCTTCAGCGGCGGGGACAAACTGAACCTACAGAACCTACCGCGAGGCGGTGCGCTGCGCCGTGCGCTGGCGGCCCCTGCAGGTAAGTGCGTGGTGGCATGCGACTCCAGCCAGATCGAAGCACGACTGGTGGCCTACCTCGCCGGACAAGACGACCTCGTGCAGTCCTTCCGCGAGGGGCGCGACGTGTACTCTGAGTTCGCCACTGATGTGTACCAGCGCCGCATCGTCAAGACCGACAAGGTCGAGCGGCACGTAGGCAAGACCTGCATCCTCGGACTGGGCTACGGCATGGGTCCGCCTAAGTTCCAGCACTCGCTGGCAACTGGGTTCATCACGGTACAGGTGGACGACAACGAGGCGCAGACGATCGTCGCGTTGTACAGAAATAAGTACCACCGCATCCAAGCGTTCTGGAACCGGTGCAACCACCAGCTCAGCGAGATGGTGGCGGGCGCGAGCGGCGAGCTCTGCGATATTATATCTTTCGATAGCGAAGGTATCGTTCTCCCCAACGGGTTGCGCCTTAGATACCCAGCCCTGCGCCGTGCCGCCCATGGGTTCGAGTATATCAACGACGCAAGGGTGTATCGAAAGTTTATCGAGGCTCGTGTCGTGGGCAGCGAACTCCCAGAGTTGACGTGGACGAAACTCTACGGCGGTAAGGTGGTGGAGAACATCACACAAGCTGTTGCGCGCATCGTCGTGTCCGAGCAGATGGCCAAGATCGGGCGGCGCTACCCCGTCGCGCTACAGGTGCACGACGAGATCGTCTGCGTGGTGGACGAAGAAGAAGCAGACGCGTGCAAAGCATTTATGGTAGACGTTATGTCCACCCCGCCCAAGTGGGCACCCGACCTGCCCGTGGCCTGCGAAGCAGACATCGGCCCCAACTATGGAGAAGCGAAGTGACCAAGCTCAGCCATTCATACTCAGCCCTCAAGATGTATGAGAACTGCCCGAAGAACTACTACCACCAGCGCATCGAGAAATCCGTGCGCGACCCCGGCAACGCCGTCACTGCCTATGGTGAGCGTGTGCATAAGTCGTTGGAGCTAAGGCTGGGTGAGGACGCGGCGACCCTGAACCAAGAGGCGTCACGGTACGAGGCGCTGTGCGCCAGCATCGAGAGACTGGCGACAGGCGGTGTACTCACAGTCGAGGAGGAGATGACCCTCAACGACAGCCTCAAGCCCACAGGCTGGTGGGACCCCGACGCGTGGCTGCGCTCTAAGATCGACGTGCTTGTGCGCAAGGGGCCAGAGGCTATCATGTTCGACTGGAAGACAGGCAAGCGACGCCCCGACTTCGACCAGCTGGAGCTGTTTGCGGTGCAGGTGTTCAAGCATTACCCTGAAGTCCAGCGCGTCAAGACTACGTTTGTGTGGCTTAAAGAGATGAAGATGGATCACGAGACTTACACCCGCGAGGACATGCCCAACATCTGGCAACGCATCCTGTCCAAGATCAAACGGATCGAGGGTTCGGCCGAGCATAACAACTGGCCAGCCAAGCCAAGCGGGCTGTGCGGCTGGTGCCCATGCAAAAGTTTCTGCGAGTTTGCAAAATAGAAGTTGACATAGTATACACGAGGAGATAGGTATGGCTGCAACACCTGAGGGGCGGATCAAGAGTAAACTTGACAAAGTACTCAAGGCTGAAGGGGTCTGGTTCTACAGTCCACAGGCTGGTCCGTTCGGTGTAGCAGGCATACCTGACAGGGTCGCTTGCGTGAACGGACACTTCGTAGGTATCGAGTGTAAGGCAGACAAGACCAAGAAGCCCACGGCACTGCAGATCAAGTGCATGCGGGACATAGAGAAGGCGGGTGGCAAGTGCTTTGTCGCCTACGACGACGAAACCATTGAGACGGTAAGGGAGTATATCCGTGCTCGTAATCCCCAAGGCAAAAGCGCTGGCGCTAAAGCTCAAGAACCCAGCCCAAGTGCTGGCGGTAGTACCGTCGGCCAAGGCGATGACGGTGCGCGGGAATGACATTGTCGTCGTCCCTCACAAGCTGGCTGCTGTAAAGCAACTGCGCGCACTGGGTATCGCGGCACCGTCCCCGATCCTGCACTACTACGACTGGCCCGGCCAGTTCACACCATACGAACACCAGCAGATGACGGCGTCGTTCCTGACGATGCAGGACCGCTGCCTTGTGCTCAACGAGATTGGTACAGGCAAGACCCAGAGCGCACTGTGGGCAGCCGACTACCTCATCAACATCGGCGCGGTGAAGAAGGTGTTGATCCTGTCTCCTTTGTCTACTCTGGAGCGGGTGTGGGGTGACGCTGTATTCAAGGGCTTCTACCACCGCAAGCACGTGGTGCTGCACGGTACCGCTGCGCGCCGCAAGAAGCTGCTCAACACCGAGGCCGACTTCTACATCATCAACCACGATGGGTTCAACATCATCGCAGAGGATGTCATTGGTAAGTTCGATCTCGTCATCGTTGACGAGGCAGCGGTGCTACGCAACCCATCGACCAGCCGGTACAAGCACTTCAAGAAGTGGATGAACAAGAACCCAGACACGCGGCTGTGGCTGATGACTGGCACGCCTACGCCCAACGACCCCACTGACGCGTGGACCCTGTCCCAGCTGGTGGAGAGCCCGTACGCACCGCGCACATTCACGGCGTTCCGCGAGCAGGTGATGATGAAGATCGGCCAGTGGAAGTTTGTACCACGGCCGGAGAGCGTGGAGATTGTGAAGAACATATTGCAGCCAGCGATCCGTTACACACGGGACGAGTGCTTCGATCTGCCTGACACGATCATCCAGACGCGCAAGGTGGAGCTGACAGTTGAGCAGAAGAAGCATTACCAGACTATGATGCGCCGCCTTGTCATCGAGATGGAGTCCGGCGACGGAACCATCAGCGCAGTGAACGAGGCTGTGAAGGTGCAGAAGCTGGTGCAGATTGCCTGTGGTGTGGCCTACACCGACGACGGGCAGGACTTTGAGATTGACTGTTCACCACGGGTGAACGCAGTGAAGGAGGTGATTGAAGAAGCCGGAGAGAAAGTTATCGTGTTCGTGCCCCTGACAGGGGCGCTGAACATGCTGGAGCGTGAGCTGTCTAAGCGCTGGACCACAGCCGTTGTAAACGGTGCGGTGTCACCCAACAAGCGCAACCAGATATTCCACGACTTCCAGAACAGTAAGGACCCGCGTATCCTGATCGCTCACCCTGCGACGATGGCCCATGGCCTGACCCTGACCTCGGCTTCGACCGTGGTATGGTACGGCCCCATCACCAGCAATGAGCAATACGTTCAGGCCAACGGGCGGGTAGAGCGCATCGGGAAGCGGCACGTCAGTAACGTGGTCCACATAGAGGCCACCGACCTTGAGTACAAAATGTACCAAAGGCTGTCGAGCAAACAGAAACTACAGGGCCTGCTTCTTGACCTGATACAACAAGCAACGGAGTGAGAACATGACCGTGACAGTCGACAGCGTCATCAAGACGTACATGAAATTACGAACCCAGAAGGAAGTGATCGAGGCGGAAGCCAAGGACAAGGTGGCTACCGTCAAGGAGAAGATGCTCAAGATCGAGGCGTGGCTCAAGGCCAAGGCTGACGCTGACGGCGTCACGTCCTTCAAGACCGATCACGGCACAGCGTTCTTGACCACCACCGACTACGCCAATGTCGCCGACTGGGACGCAGTACTGGACTTCATCCGCAGGGAAGAAGCCTTTGAAATGCTCGAGAAGCGCATCAGCAAGACCGCTGTCCGCGCCCATCTCGAAGCTACCAACGAAGTCCCGCCGGGTGTGACTTATGGCACCAAGCTGGACATCAACGTCCGTAAACCGACAGCTCGTTAAGGAGGACCCTATGAGCAATATCATCCCCGTAAACGTACAAATCCCCGCGCACCTTGCCGCCAAGGTGGGCCAACCCTCTGCCCTGTCGCAGAGCATTGCCTCTGGTATCTCCAGTGGCCAGTCGTTCCCGCGCATCTCGATCAAGGGTGCACGGTTCCGGATCATCGAAGATGGTACCGAGACCGTACTGGACACCACCTCTCTGGACGTGGTGATCGTGGGTGCCAACCCCAAGCTATCCAAGACCTTCTACGCCAAGGCGTGGGACAAGGACGCTGAGCCCAGTGCACCCGACTGCTTCTCGCTAGACGGTGTGCGCCCGCACCCTGAGAGCGAGGGTCCACAGAACGACGTGTGTGCATCGTGCCCACACAATGCGTGGGGCTCCAAGACAGGACCGCAAGGGCAGCAGCTCAAGGCATGCACTGACCAGAAGCGGTTGGCTGTTGTCGCGGCTGACGATCCAGAGGGTCCAGTCTATCTGCTGCAGGTAACACCTGCCGCGCTCAAGGGCCTGAACTCTTACCACAAGGAGTTGTCAGTACGTGGCATCCCCGCCGAGGTGGTCAAGACCAAGATCG